ATTAAAGTCAAATAAATAGAGTATCAGGAGAACCAAATATTATGGGTCTATTCAATTCAGTACAAGGTGTTAACCAAACTATAGGCGCGGCAACTAGTGTCTTTGGAGCCATATCTGCCGCAAATAGCGCAATTAACACAATTTCCGAAACTGCTGGTAGCTTTACTGACTTAGGAGCTACCGATAATCTTAGAGCTATTGGGTTACCAACTGCGGGAGAAGCAGTGGGAGATATTATGAGCGCAGTAGCAACATTTGGCGGCGGTGATGCACCAAGCAATGACTGGCGTGTTAGATTAAGTTTGCCCAAGTGGCCGTCCTTTAGAAAAAGTCCTGTACTCAAACCGTTGACTGAAGCAGGTGGATGTATTTTTCCTTATACCCCGGCAATAACAATAACACAATCTACTAACTATAACGGTACATCCCCTGTTCATAATAACTATGCGTTTAGTGCATATAAAAATAGTGATCCAGGAACTATACAAATTGTTGCACCAATGTATTGCGAAGATAGTACGCAGGCATTATATTGGATTGCTATGCTACATTATTTAAGAGCCGCATCAAAAATGTTCAGCGGAAATGATCCAAAAGCTGGAAATCCTCCACCTATTGTAAATCTAAACGGCTACGGCAATTTTGTTTTTAAAAATGTTCCAGTAGTTATTACAGGATTTTCAATAGCACTAGAAAAAGATTGTGATTATATTGGTTGTAATGTAGTTGGCAGTGCGGCCAGTGCGATTGCAGGTGTTGCTGATTCTCTAGGAGGTCTTGGCGATACTTTTGGATTAGATGCAGTTAGTGATTTATCAGGAACAATAGGACAGGTAGCAGGACTACTAGGAGCTTTTGGTATCGGCGGCTCAACAAGCGGTGGAGTAACTCATGTGCCAACAAAAAGTTCATTTACTGTTACATTGAAACCTTCTTACAGCAGACAAACAGTCCGCAAGTTTAGTTTAGACCAATTTGTAACCGGAGGATATATGTCCGGCTCAACAGGATTTGTATAATATGGCCGCAACATATAATGATCGTAGCCCGTGGGCTATTACTCCAATTACAAGAGATTACTTGGATATTTTTACAATACGCTCTGTCAGCATTGCGTCGGATGATTTTTTGTACACAATACAACCGCAATATAATTTAAGACCCGACTTGCTTGCATTTGACTTGTATGGCGACCCAGGATTATGGTGGGTATTTACACAGCGTAATATGGATGTAATACAAGATCCAATATTTGATTTTGTTGCAGGTAAAAAAATCTATATTCCAAAAAATAGTAGTTTATCAGAAATTCTAGGAATTTAATATGGCTAATGGCGATATAGAAAATACATCTCGTGCGGCCACTCCAACGCAAGTACCATCGAATCCTGCTCCAGCTGTGGTTCCAGGAGTAATGGCGCTGAGCGGCATTTCAAGACTACTTAGTAGTTCTTCAAGCAAGCAATTTAAGTTGCCATTACCAAACCCCTTGCACAAGTATGCAAGTTATACACAAATTTTTACTATAGCCGCATTGAGTACAGAAGATCTAAACAGTCCAAACACAACATATCTAGCAAGCGGAAAACTTCCAATAATTTTAAAAACCGCCGGCGGCAATCCTAACAATCGTATTAAAACATTTTACGGAAAATTTGATTTTTTTGTTGATAGTTTAGAAATTGAAAGTACTTACGGATTTGAACTAGGTACTGGCAATACAAATGCAACAGCAATAAACATGGTGATAAGCGAACCGTTTAGTATAGGAATGTTTCCAGTAGCCTTAAACACTGCTTGTAAAAAATACAAATATGCTTCATATAGTGTTGCAACGTTTTTGTTAAAAATAGAATTTAAAGGAGAAGACCAAAACGGCAATATGGTATCTCTTCCTAACACTACAAAAATGATACCTTTTATCATTAACGATTTAACCATGCAAGTAACTAATGCTGGCGCTATTTACAATATAAAAGCAACACCTGCCGGGCAAGTGCCATTGTTTTCAAATAACAACACAATTACAACCGACATGTCGATTGCTGGTAGTACTGTTCAAGAAATATTACAAACAGGTCCTTACAGTTTACAAGCCGCAATTAATGCTGGTTATAGAGCACAAGCCGCAAAAAATGAATTGCCAATACCTGCCCAAGAAATATTAATTATATTTCCAAAATCTTCTGCTAACGAATCGTTAGTGGCAACTCCTAAAGGTGAAGACGAAAGAGAACGTGATAAACCAGCGGCCGCCGAAGTCAAACCTCTCGACGATGCAAACACTAATGCTAAATTAAATGTCTCTCGAAGCTCAATCAATAATACACTAGTAGAATCATCAGTTAATGAAATTGGAGCATCGTCATTGGGATTTGGAACAGACCGCTGGCCGGCAAGTACGTTACAACAGGATAGTATAATCATTGATTCAAAAACTGGAAAAATAGATCCTGCTAAAATTTCTAAAAATCCTAAAGTTAGTAATTATAGTTTTAAGCAAACATCAACAATAGTAAATGCTATCAATCAGGTTATTATGTCTAGTGAATATGCTCTTAAATGTATTTCCGACAAACCTGAAGGCGACACTAAAATGCGAAAATGGTGGCGTATTGAAACAGCATTGTACCATGTTGATTCTCCACAACTTGACAAAAAAACTAAAAAGAAACCTGAACTATTAGTTTTTAAAGTAATGCCGTATCTAGTACACGAAACATCTATACCCACTGCCGGCACGACAAGTACTTCATTTAAATCAATGTTAGCTCAGTGTGTTAAAGTTTATAATTACATATACACTGGAAAAAATCAAGATATTTTAAAATTAGACATTAAATTTAATAATTCTTTCAACGTTTCAAATCCAGTCGACAACGGTAATAATACAACTGATAGCAGAGTCGCTGAACAAAACGATCAATCTAAACCAAAGAGAGCAGAGAACGCACCTAGAGAAGGCGGCGGAACTATTGAACCTGGATTTGGTTTAAACTATACTGAAATCTGGAACTCTGTTAAGACAGCTTTTAACTATCGCGGCGGCGCCGGCGGTGACGATACAACTGCTCAACAACAAGTAAAATGGGTACACGAAGCATTAACATTCGGTGCTGACTTACAAGAACTTGAAATGGATATAGTAGGAGATCCGTATTATATGACCAGCAACGGCATGGGGAATTTTAATAGTCCTCCAGTAGTTGGTCAGATGAATATTAATTCAGACGGTAGTATTAATTTTCAAAGCGGAGAAGTTGACATTGGAATCAATTTTAGAACTCCGACTGATATTAATTCTAGTACAGGACTGTTGACTATGGCCAATAAAGCTGTTGGAGAATTTAGCGGATTATTTAGACTAGGATCAGTAACGCATAGATTTAGAGACGGCGAATTTACTCAAACAATTAAAGGTACTCGTAGACAAATGGTTAAAGATCCTAAGACTGGCGAAGCAGTTTATCAATTTGTATCTAAAATAAAGAAACCAACTACTTAAGGTAATAATTAATGTCACAACAAGATAAAATTGTACAACGACGCAAAGAATCGACCCCATTAGAATCAAAATCATCGGGCCCGTTCTTAGCGCGAGTGGTAAGCAATGTAGATGCAGATTATCTAGGAGCAGTATGGGTTGAACTATTGCATGAAGGGTCTGGTAACGAACCTGTTGTATGGAATGCCACCTATGCAAAATTTACAACTCCTTATTGGAGTAATACTGATAAAAAACATAACGGAAATTCAAACACATTTGTGGATACTCAAAAATCTAATGGCCTGTGGATTCCAGCACCAGATGTCGGTGTACAAGGACTTGTTATATTAGTTGAGGGCAATATTAAAAATGCCTATTGGATAGCTACAATTCCTGATAGATATAAAAACTTTTCAGTTCCTGGAATTCCTGCTACTACTGCCAATACAAAATCTCAAGGCGATCGTCTTCCAGTCGGAGAATTAAATCCAAATACTACTCAGCCAGGAAAACCTGCAACCGACTCTCTTAAACCTGTACACACCCTTGCAGATATTTTTAAAATACAAGGATTATTAAAAGACGATACACGGGGAATTACATCAAGCGGCGCTAGGCGCGAAACTCCTAGCCGTGTGTTTGGTATTAGTACTGCTGGCCCGTTAGACGAACAAAGCCCTAAGAAAAACGTAGGAACTCCTGATGCACAGCAAATGGCGTATGTTAATAGATTAGGTGGCAGTCAATTTGTTATGGATGACGGTGACAATAAGTATTCGCGTAAGACTCCAGCTACAATTGTTGATCCAGAGACCGGTGAAGTTACACCGGGTGGGCCTCCTGAATATACAAAAATAGGCGGCACAAATATTCCGCATAATGAACTAGTACGTATCCGCACACGTACAGGACATCAAATACTCTTACACAATAGTGAAGATTTAATTTATATTGGAAATGCTAACGGTACTACATGGATAGAATTAACTGGTAATGGCAAGATAGATATTTTTGCTCAAGATAGTATCAGCATCCATACTAAAAATGATTTGAATATACGTGCCGATAGAGATCTTAACTTAGAAGCTGGCCGAAATGTTAACATTAAAGCCGCTGGTGTATATCCAGGCGATAAAACAAACAACGGAAAAATACATCTTGAGAGTCTTAAAGATTTTGAAATTATTTCTAATGCAGATACTAAAATTACCACTATAGGAAACCTATATCTTTCAACAACTGGAAATCATATAGAACAAGCTAAGAAAATTCATATGAACGGCCCAGATGCATTAAAAGTAACACCTTTAATAACATATTTTAATCCTACAGAAAAAGAAGGCACTACTTTAGAATCTATTTTATTGAGAGTTCCGTCGCACGAGCCTTGGCCGTTGCACGAGCATTTAAATCCTGAAGATTTTGTTCCTAAAAAAACCGATATTACTACAGGCACTGCGGCCACACCACCGGGTAAGTGGACATTGTATACGTCACCCGACGATACATTTAAACAAAATAAAGGATAATATATGGCATCAACTTTATACGATAGAATTACAATACCTGCAGTACCAACAACAGTAGATCCAATCCCGCAAGCCTATAAAGGATTCAGTACAGTTAATACTAGTTCTCAGGGTTTTGTGCTGTATGATTTAGAACTAATTAAACAAGATCTCTTAAATCATTTTCATACACGCAGAGGCGAACGACTGATGAATCCACAGTTTGGAACTATAATCTGGGACATGT